TAACTACCGTGCATGAATTTGTTCACAGGGCTATTCACAAAAATTATGATTTAAAAAAGTTTCTCCAGGCAAATAACTGGCCAAATGAACACGGTATAATTATGTATATGATTGCTGATCAGTTTCCGGAACTTAGAAAACAAACTTATGAAAGAGCAGAGAGGCACTATGGAGTAGATTTAACCGATAAAAGAACAGAACAAAAATACGCAAATATTTACACGAAGATGCAAAAAATTTCTCAAAACATATTGGATAAGAGACTGGAGGAAGGCCGCGCAAAAGAGCCGGTTGTGCCGATAAAAGCTGAAGAGCCTGAAAAAAAATCATGGTTTCAAAAATTAAGAGATAAAGTCGGCCTTAAAGAAGGTGGACCCGTGTACAAAAAAATGGCATATAATTCCATAGACAAGGCAATTAGATAATGGCTGAGACATATGACGTAAAAACCGCCATTCCCAGTGAAGTATTTAGACAGGTATCCAGCAGCGGTTCGTTACAAGCTAGCGGACTTACTAATCCCAAAAATATTGTTGTAGGAGACCCTTACATTAAGTTTGAGACAAAGGGCGAAGCTCGTTCTCGTGGATCACCTGGACATAGCGGCGGAGAATATTACACAAGGCATTTCAATCATTCTGAACTTGTTCCGACTAAAACTATAATGACTGATTATTTTGATCCCAATAAATCAAAAACCTACAGTAGTACATACGGGAAAGGTTTTAAGATACCATTGATGGAAAAAGGACTGGAGGGAAAAGGAAAACTTATTGGATATGTAGTAGGACATATAAACACGGACAGCAAAACCGGGAATAATGTATTTACCGTTAGCAGCATGCAAATTAAGCACGGTACAAGCTACGGAGAAACTTTTGCATCAGGAAAAAAGGACATGGGATTGAAGACGAACATAGCAAGAAACATTCTTACCCAGATCCTGCTCAAACTTCCTTTCATCGATGAAGTGGCGGGGCACAGGGTGTCGGGAGCGCGTTCAAAAGCCGCGCAGCAGGAAATACAGAAAAGGGCATTAATAAATAGTTCTCCTATCACAAGGGGTTTGGCTTATATTTTTAAGGATTATAATCCGAAAATAATAGACAGAACGGCGAACATAACTCCAAATGTTATTGCCAGAATAAAGAACGCTCTTACCGGCCAGGGATTGATGGAAGGATTTTTCAGTCAGTCAAAACTGTCAACGGAAAATGTCAAGGAGTGGCTTACCAAAAACAAGAGGGCTGTTGCCGGGGTTGCCATGTCGGGAAACGATCCGATGCAGTCCCTTGGAATAAAGAGCATGGGAAGCGCGATAGAAGATCCTGCAAACTTTTATTTAAAAATGAAGGAAGGAGGAGTTGTTGAAGAAGATGATTTTTACAATGACTTTTCAGACATGATTGAATTTGTTCCATCGACAAGAATGAATAGGGGTGGTAAGATAAGAAATCCGGTATATAAAAAGGAAATGTATAATTCCATAGAGAAGGCAATTAGATAATGGCTGAAAAACCAATCAGACCCGAAGTGGAAGAGGATTTAGTCGTTGAGGAATCAGCGAACGTAGAGATCAAGGCTCCGGGGGCATTAATGCAAGAGGACGTCCAGATGATGGAGGACGGCTCTGCGGTTATTAATCCCGGTCCGATGACCCCGTCACAGGGGGAGTTTGGCGTTAACCTCGCGGAAATCGTTCCCGAAGGGGAACTGAGCACTTTGGCCAATGACCTGTTCGGCAATTACGAAGAGGACCGGTCAAGCAGGGGAGATTGGGAAAAGGCCTATGTTGATGGTCTCGATCTTTTGGGATTCAAGTACACAGACAGGACGCAGCCCTTCGCGGGCGCGAGCTCCGTCACCCATCCGCTTCTGGCGGAAACAGTTACACAGTTTCAGGCGCAAGCCTACAAGGAATTACTCCCTGCCGACGGGCCGGTGAGAACACAGATAGTTGGCGAAATAACCCCTGAAGTCCAGGCACAGGCCAACAGAGTAAAAGACTTCATGAATTATCAAATCATGGATGTCATGGAAGAGTACGATCCCGACATGGATCAATTACTCTTCTTCCTCCCGCTCGCTGGCAGTGCGTTCAAGAAGGTCTATTATTCAGACCTCAAACAACGCGCTGTCGCCGAGTTTATACCAGCCGAAGACATCATTCTTCCGTACCTTACAACCGACATTCAGTCGTGCGAACGCGTCTGCCACGTGGTTACCATGATGGACAACGAGCTTCGCAAGAAACAGGCTTCCGGTTTTTTCCGGGACATTGACATTCATCCGTCCCTTCCGACTGACAGCGACATTCAGACCAAGTACAACCAACTCGAGGGAACGAACGAGGAATCCATGATGGATACCTATAACATTCTGGAATTCCACGTGGATCTGGACCTGGCGGGATTTGAAGACCCGAGCGGCGTCAAGATTCCCTACATTGTCACTATTGACAAGGGGTCAACTAAGGTATTGTCCATTTACCGTAACTGGAATCCCAATGACCCGACTAAAAAGAAAAATCAGTATTTTGTTCACTACAAGTTTTTACCTGGCCTTGGCTTTTACGGCTTTGGCCTTATCCACATGCTCGGAGGTCTCTCAAGAACTGCGACAGCAGCGCTTAGACAGCTTATCGATGCAGGTACATTGTCCAATCTCCCTGCGGGCTTTAAAGCTCGGGGACTGCGAATTCGTGACGATGACAATCCCCTTCAACCAGGAGAATTTCGAGACGTTGATGCGCCAAGCGGAAATCTTAGGGAGGGACTAGTTCCTCTTCCCTACAAGGGACCCGATCCTGTTTTATTTCAACTATTGGGCTTTGTTGTCCAGGCGGGACAAAAGTTCGCGACCATCGCTGACCAGAAAATAGGGGAAGGCTCACAAGCCAATCCTGTTGGAACGACCATGGCCTTGATTGAGCGCGGAACGAAAGTCATGAGCGCCATTCACAAGCGTTTACATTATTCACAAAAAATAGAATTCAAGTTACTGGCAAAAGTTATCCAGACCTATCTTCCTCCTGAATATCCTTACATGATCAAGGGCGGAAACCGACAGGTCAAGGCGGCTGATTTTGATGAGAGGGTAGACATTATTCCTGTCTCCGATCCTAACATTTTCTCCATGGCGCAGCGGGTGACGTTGGCGCAGACACAGATGCAGCTGGCCCAGGCAGCTCCCGAACTGCACAACATGTACGAAGCCTACAGGCGCATGTACATGGCTCTAGGGGTAAGGGACATTGACATTATTTTACCACAGCCACCACAGCCGATGCCGGTTGACCCGTCCAAGGAAAATTCCATGGCGTTACAGGGACAAAAAATTCAAGTGTTTCCGCAACAGGACAATGAAGCCCACATGGATACGCACCGCGCTTTCATGAGCTCGTTTCTTGTTCGTCAAAATCCTCAGGTAATGGGTACTTTGCAGGCACATATTTCCGAACATATTTCCTTCCTTGCCACTGAGCAGGTTCAGGAAAAAATGAAGGAAAAAATTCAGGAGGTTCAGCAGATGATGATGCAAGCACAACAGAATCCTCAAATGGCGCAACAAGCTCAACAGGCGCAACAGGTTCTGGATGTGGAAATGGCCAAGATGATTGCCATCATTGAGGCGGAGATTACGGACAAAATGCTTGATGAAGAGGAAGAAATGCTTGAACAGCGATCACAAGATCCTTTGGTTGACCTTAAACAGCAGGAAATTGACCTTCGCGAAAAGGACATTCAGCGCAAGTCAATGGAAGAGCAGCAAAAACTTAAATTCCAGGATAAAAAATTAGGACAGAACACTGACATGCAAAAAGAAAAAATAGAAAGTCAGGAAGACATTGCGCAATTGCGTGCAAATGTTAATCTCGAGAAAATGGATAAAACCATAAAAGACAAAAAAACGGACTTGAAGGAAACGGAAATCCGACAGAGGAAAAGATAATGGCATTAACAATGTCACAGATTAAAGCTTTGCAAAGGCAAATGAAACAGCAGAAGTTAAAGAAAAGACGGACTTCTGAACTGATAGATCCCGCAAGTTTGAATAAATTGATAATGCAACGATTGGCCAAAAGTAAAAAATTAAAACCACGGGGAGCTAACCCTTTGCAAATGGCTGCTAAAGGGGGTAGTATGAGTACGAAAGCCGCCTTTCGCGAAGTTAACAGAAACGAACCGAAGGCCGTGGCAAAAACAAGGAAAAAACATGGACGAAAAAGAGCCCAAAAACAAAAAATCGCGATTGCTCTTAGTAAAGCGGGGAGGGGTAGAAGTCGTGGTTGAACAGTACCAAAAAGAAATGGATATTATTCTTCACAAGTGCTATGACCTAGTTCATCATTGCATGAAGGAAAAAGTTTCTGACCCAATGATAATCGGTGCAGCATTCATCACCGCAGCTCGGCAAATGTATATGGACACAGTCGGGCCTCAACAAACCAGAGAACTGTTTCAGGTATTTACTGATCAAGTGG